AGTCCCCAACGAGGTCTGGTCCAAGATCACCAAGAAGAACCTCGAGGACATCAACGACTACATCGCGGCCAAGATGACCGCAACCTGGTTCTCGGAGGAGAAGAACAGCCCTCCAAACCGGGAGATCATCACCAACGAGCTCATGTACTACTGGATGGTCGCTTTGCAGATCCCGTGGGAGGCCCAGCACTGGCACCTCAACCGGTTCTTGACCCTGGTCAAGGTCTGCAATGCCAAGAACCAGCCGCCCAAGAAGATGAGCCGCCGCGAGCTCGCCCAAAGACATCGTGAGATCAACGAACAGCGCCGTGCACAGTACGGCTCAAACGGATAGGAGGTGACACGGAATGGCACGACTGAACTGGGGCGTTGTTGCTGAGCGCTTCTTCGAGACCGGCGTCGACCACGGCGTCCTCTACACCGGTGACGGGATCGGCGTTCCGTGGAACGGCCTCACATCCGTCAACGAAACTCCCATTGGCGGCGACCCCAAGCCGGCCTACATCGACGGACGCAAATTCCGCAACATCGCCTCCTCCGAGGAGTTCGAGGCAACCATCGAGGCTTTCGCGGCCCCGAAGGAGTTCGGACCTTGTGACGGGAGTCGCTCGATCCAGAACGGCCTGATCGCGACGCAGCAGCCTCGCCAGGCCTTCAACTTCAGCTACCGAACTCTAATCGGAAACCCCATCGAGGGGGCTGAGTTCGGCTACAAGATCCACCTCGTCTACAACGCGCTGGCTGGCCCGGCGCAGCGGACGAATGGCTCAATCGGAGACTCGACGGAGGCTTCCCGGCTTAGCTGGGCGATCACGACGCTTCCGCCGTCCCTCTCCAACTACAAGGCGACCTCGCACTTCGTCATCGACTCCCGTGAAACCCCGAGCGGCCTTCTGGCTGACGTCGAGGACATCCTCTACGGGACCGAGATCAACTCGGCCCGCATGCCGCTGGTCTCCGAACTGGTGACGATGTTCCAGAGTAACAGCCCGTAGTTGGCTGGCAAATCTCTCCACGTCGTCCATGCACGACTGGAACTAGCCCTCAGGAAGGAGGCTCTTTCACATGTCCAAGCTCATTTGGGACGACATCGCTGCCCGCGACTACGAGGCTGGCGTCGACCGCGGGGTGTTCTACCCTCTCAACGGTCCCGGACAGGTTTGGAACGGCCTTGTGTCAGTGGAAGAGTCTCCTTCCGAGGCAGATGATCGGCCTCGCTACCTCGACGGGAAGCGAATCGGAAATCGACGCCGTCTCGGCGAGTTCTCGGCAACTGTTTCGGCGTTCACCTACCCCACAAGCTTCAGTCCCGGTCTCGTTGAGCCGATTCGACGAACCCACTTCGGGCTGTCATATCGTACGCAGAGCCGAGAAGGCTACAAGATCCACCTCGTCTACAACGCGATTGCCTCCCCCGCGGGCAGCAACTACGTCTACGACGAAACCTATCCATTCCAATGGCTTCTCACGACTCGTGGCGAGCTCGGACCAGATGGGATGATCGTGTCCCACTTCATCATCGACACCGAAGTGGCATATCCCGAGACGATCGCAGCGTTTGAGAAGGTCCTGTACGGAGGTGATGAAGCTGAAGCCAGGTTGCCGTCTCCGCTCGAGGTCTTCGACATATTCGAGGCCAATTCCCACTTCCGTGTCATCGACAACGGTGATGGGACGTAGACGGCCATCGGACCTGACGATGCGATCACTGTCAACCCTGACGGAACCTTCGAGATCACTTGGCCGTCGGCCGTGATGATCAGTGGAGACACATACAGACTTCAGTCGCTCTAGAAAGGAGCATCCGTGACCGAGACGCCAACCAACGTCACCCCACCCCCGGACCTCACCTACGGGTACGTCGACGGTCGCATCATCCTCGCCATCGGTGACCGCTCCGACGCGGGCCGGATGCCGGACCCGGTGCCCGCTGACGGCATGACCGTCACGCTCACCCCCGCCAACACCATCCTCAAGGTCGCCTCCCCGACTCCGGCGACCGTCGTCAAGCAGCCCATCCCGTGCGGGGTTGACGCGAACGGCTACCTCATCGACAGGCAGGCAGCACGCGGCGTCTGGCTCGTCACCGGCACCTACAAGGTCACCTACTCCCACCCGCGGGCCACGATCCCGTCCCACGACATCGAGGTCACGACCGGGCACACCGAGGCCGCCCCGCTCGACCTGACCACGGCCATGCCCCCCGGTGGGCCAGTCCTCACCCCCTCGGAGTATGCCGAGCTCAACGGGCGACTCACCATCCTCGAGGCAGGCAGCGGAGTCACCGACCACGGAGCACTCACCGGACTCGGGGATGATGACCACGGGCTGTACGCCTTGGCCGACGGCACCCGTGGCTCGTTCGCGGCACCGGCGCACACGCACCCCCTGTCCGACGTCACCGACGCAGGCACGGCTGCCGCTGCCGACGTGGGCGACTTCGCCACCGCCGCGCAGGGCATCCTCGCAGACAGCGCCACCCAGCCTGCCGACCTCGCCACCGTCGCCACCACGGGCGCATACGCGGACCTGACCGGCAAGCCCACGTATGACGATATTGCCAGTTTAACACTACTTTTCGAGAATGGATTAGTCTAATGAGTCTTTCTACAAACGTTAGTAACTTGGCAACTCGTATTGCCACCGAGGTTAAAACCCTTCGTACGATGATTAACGGAAACGCTGCTGATTTGTCAGCACTTACTACGACCGCCAAGTCGAATTTGGTCGCGGCAATCAATGAAATCGATGCAAATTCGGGATCGTCCGTCGCGATTAACGACGCAACAACCGCTCTTGATTCTGTTTGGTCGAGCTCGAAAACAAATGGCGAAATTTCAACGGCGGTTAACACGCTAGTTGGCGGTGCCGGCACCGCCTTGGATACCCTGAATGAGTTGGCCCTAGCGCTCGGTTCAGATCCAAACTTTGCAACTACAATGACAACGGCTTTGGGCAATCGAGTTCGGGTCGATGTTGATACGCAAGGACTAAACGCAACTCAGCAACTTAACGCGCGAACCAACATCCAGGCGGTTGCTCTCCAAGCGTTTATCGACTACTCCGCAAGTGTTGGCCCGGTTGATACGAATTATGTTGCGGTGTTTAACGCCGGATTGGTCTAGTCATGACGTTGGCTAGCCGAGTATCATTACTTGCCACAAGAGTGGCGGAAGAATTTAACGCTGTACGAGCTGAGATCGCAGCGTTAGGCGGTGCTGACCCCTTCCGAATGGATTCAAAACACTGGGCGTATAACCCAATTCCAAACATGAGCGCGCCATCGGGTTATGGCACTGCTGTGTCGCTGCTTGGCACAGCCACAGCTGGTGGTGCACTGGCCATGTCTCCTGTGCTGCAGAAATACGTGCATACCAGATATAGGATAACCAGTCCCGCAGCAAATGCAATTGCATCGATTAGACATGCGGTTGTTGGAATAGGCCCCGTTGGTACCGACGGTAGTGGCGGGTTTAAAATCGAAATGACGGCTGGCCCAGACACTGGAACAACGATTGCGACATCTCGTTTTTTTATGGGTGTGCGAGGAAGTGCTGCGCCGCCAACAGATGTGAATCCTTCATCGCTTCTGTCGATTATCGGTTTTGGGTACGACTCTGCTGATGCGAACATTCAAATCATGCACAATGATGGCTCTGGAACAGCGACAAAGGTCGATACTGGTTGGGCGCGCCCAACGGTTGACACGGCCTCTCTGTACAAATTGGAACTGTCCTCGAACCCATCGGAGGGGACTGTTAGGTGGCGTGCTACAAGATTTGCCTTCGGCGCTCCAGATATCATCACGGGAGTAATTACAACGGATCTTCCCACGTCCAGTGTATTCCTAGCGATGCTTATCTATCACTCAACAGGAACTTCATCGAATAATGCGATTGGGCTTTCCTATGCCGGAAGTTCAGGCATCTATCAACTAGCTTAATGGAGGTGAAATGCTAACTACAGAAGAAGCCGTTCTGCAACATTTCGGCGTTAAAGGTATGAAGTGGGGTAAGCGCAAAGGCGTAACCACTAATTCGTCGACGGACCGGCGACCTGTCGTCGGCTGACGTCGGGACCGACGCAACCTGACCCAACCCAGCACACCACCGCGCCCCCGGCTCCCACGTGGAGTCGGGGGTGCTTTTGTCATGTCCGGGCACGGCGGGGACAGGGAGCCGAGGCGAGCCTGCGGAGAGGTATGTGCACTTCAAGACACCATATACTTCAGGGACCACAACCCTGGAGCTTTCTGCGATTTCCTACAGCCTGAACTAGGTGAAACATGCCGACCATCGCTCGCAAGCTGACCGGCCTCCAGTAACCCCGAAAGGAGCCAAAACGTGGACGTTAGCTTCACCTCCCGCGGCTCCTTCAACAAGACGGAGTCATTTCTAAGGAATGCTCCAAAGCAGAACGTCCGTGCGGTGCTGGAGTCCTGTGGACAAGCTGGTGTGAGAGCTCTCTCCGCTGCAACTCCACGGGCCTCCGGCATCGCCGCAGAGTCCTGGTACTGCGAAGTTATCCAGACCCGCAGTGGCTGGACGATCGCGTGGTCGAACTCCAACATCGAGAACGGATTCCCTGTGGCAGTGATGCTTCAGTACGGCCACGGCACCGGTACTGGTGGCTGGGTCGAAGGTAAGGACTACATCAACCCTGCACTCAAGCCGATCTTTGACCAGATCGCAGACAAGGCCTGGAAGGCGGTGACATCAGCATGAGCAAGAGTATTGAAGAGCGCGTCGTCGAGATGAAGCTGAACAACAAGGACTTCGAGTCCAACGCTAAGCGTTCGCTTAGCACCCTCGGCGAGCTCACGAGCAAGCTCAGGCTGACTGACGCGGCCAAGGGCCTCGTTGGTGTCGCTGCGGCGGCCAAGAACCTCATCCCGGACTCTGCACCGAAGGATGTCGACAACCTGGCATCGCGCTTCTCCGCTCTGTCGGTGATTGGTGTGACAGCACTGGCAACGATCGCCAACAAGGCGGTCAATGCTGGCTTGACACTTGTGAAGTCACTGACTGTGGGACCGATCGGAAACGGATTCTCTGACTACAATGAGAAGCTGACCTCGGTCCAGACCGTCATGAACTCGACGGGCAGAAGCATGGAGGTCGTGAACAAGTACTTCAAGCAGCTCGACACGTACGCCGACCAAACCATCTACAACCTCAGTGACATGACTGGGGCTCTGGCGAAGTTCGTGAACGCAGGCATCTCCCTCGAGAGTGCCGTCCCGGCCATCAAGGGTATTGCCAACATGACCGCACTCGCCGGTCAGGGCGCGGGCGCCGCATCGATCGCCATGTACAACCTGTCCCAGTCCCTCGCGGGTGGCTTCCTGACGACGACCGACTACAAGTCGCTCAACCTCGCCAACGTTGCCACCAAGCAGTGGAAGGACTACCTGATCGAGACGGCCGTCGCCGCCGGAACCCTCAAGAAGGTCGGCGGGGATGCTTACCACATCGCCGGGTCCAAGGCCGGAACGGCCAGCACTGCCGCAGCCCTGTTCAACGAGAAGCTCTCGGAGGGTTGGGCAACGTCCCAGGTCCTCCTGAAGACCCTCGGGGACTTTGGCAATCCGCTCACCGAGATCGGTCGCAAGGCCCTCGCAGCGGCCCAGGACGTCAAGTCCCTGCCGATGATGATGGACACCCTCAAGGCCGGCGTCGGCACTGGGTGGACAGACACCTTCGAGATCATCCTCGGCAACCTCGAGGAGTCGAAGGCCCTCTTCACCGGGCTGACCAACTACGTCGGTACCTTCCTCGGCAATATGCAGGACGCCAGGAACAAGATGCTGTCCGAGTGGAAGGAGGCCGGAGGCCGAAACGCGCTCATCGATGGGCTGAAGAACAGCTGGTCTGCGCTTCTGTCGGTCCTCACGCCTCTCAAGGACGCCTTCAACCAGATCTTCCCGCCGATGACCGGCAAGAGGCTGGCCGAGATCACGGAGAACTTCCGAGACTTCGCCGCTGGGCTCAAAATGGGACCCGAGAACATGGACCGCCTCAAGCAAACCTTCGCTGGTGTGTTCGCAATCTTCAAGGTCGGGTACACCATTATCTCCTCGGTAGTCACGACGCTCTTTAACCTCTTCGGCATCGCGCAGAATGGCGCCGGGGGTTTCCTCGCTCTGACCGCGGCAGTCGGCGGCTTCATCGTTCGCATCCAGGACTGGCTCACCACCAACGGAAAGATCGGGGAGTTCTTCTCCACGATCAACACGGCCCGTGCGGCGATCTTCGTTCCGCTGATTTCCATCATCGGCAAGGTGGCTGAGGCCTTTGGCGCTCTCCTGAGTGGGGACGTTCCGGGCTTCGTCAACAAGATCAAGGAGGCTTTCGGTGGGCTCGGTGCTCTGGCGGATGGTGTCTGGAAGAACCTGACTGCCAACGTGCGAAGCCTGCTGGCCAACCTTCGGGACGCCACTGGAATCGCAGGAGAGTTCCTCAAGGGGCTCGGCATCCAGGCTCTCGAGCCGCTTCAGAAGATGCTGTCCAAGTTGTCTGAGAACTTCGGAAAGCTTCGCATGGTCATCCAGAACCTCGGTCTCGACGCCTTCACGAAGGGCTCAGAGGGCGCGGCCAAGGGTGCCGGCGTGCTGTCTGCCGCCAGTGACAAGATCCGAGAGGGTTGGTCGCAGGTCAAGCAGGCTTTGATGGCAGTCAAGGAGTTCATCGGCCCGGTCGGCGACTCCATCGGCAAGCTCTTCACCACCATCACCGACAAGATCGCAGAGTTCGTCAAGAACCTGGACATGCAGGACGCCATCGCAGTGGTCAACACCGCGTTCTTCATCATGATGTACAAGTCCATCCGCGACTTCATGAAGAACCTGAGTACGATCGGTGACTCGTTTAAGGGCATCGCTACCTCGATCAGCGGTACCTTCGACACCATCAAGGGAACCCTGACGTCCTTCTCGAAGACCCTGGAGACGCAGGTCAAGATCAACGCGATCCTCAAGATCGCCATCGCGATCGGCATTCTCGCCGTGGCGCTGAAGATCCTGTCGACCATTGACACCGGGAAGCTGGCTATCGCTCTTGGGGCCGTCGGCCTCATGATGGTCGGCCTGACCAAGTCCATGGGTTCGCTCATGGACATGATGAAGACGATCGAGGGCGAAACCCCCGCCTCCGCGGCCAAGATCCTCGCTGCTGGAGGTGCGATGGTCCTACTGGCGGGAGCAATCCTGCTGCTGTCCGTCGCGGTCAAGAACATCGCCAGTCTCAGTTGGGAAGAGATGGCTCGTGGCCTCATCGGCACGGGTGCTCTGATCGCTGCTCTGGCGCTCTTCACCAAGTTCTCCGACATGGAGAACACGTCCATGAAGGGTGCAGCAAGCCTGGCGATCCTTGCTGGATCGATATATTTGCTCTCCTTCTCCGTCTCGAAGCTTGGTTCCATGGACCAGGCAAAGCTCATCCAAGGTGGCGTGGCCGTTCAGGCCTTGCTGATCACTCTCGCAGGTGTCTCCAAGCTCATGGGAGACACCAAGTCCATGAAGGGCGCTGCGGGCATCGTGCTTATGGCTGCGGCCCTCTCGATGCTGGCTCCTGTCGTCATCGGGCTCGGACTGATCCCGTACGAGGTTCTCGCCAAGGGTCTTGGAACCCTGGGACTCGCGCTCGGCGGCATGGCTGCTGCTGCGTGGCTTCTCGGAGATTCCAAGTCGATCAAGGGCGCTGCTGGAATCCTGCTCATGGCTGGAGCTCTGGCGGTCTTGACGCCGGCTCTCATTGCTCTCGGGTTCGTCCCGTATGAGAACCTGGCCAAGGGATTGGGCACCATCGCGATAGCGCTGGGGCTCTTCGTTCTGGCAACCAATCTCATGGGAAGTCCGTCCACGCTCATGGGCGCTGCGGGCATCCTGATCATCGCCATCGCGCTTGGTCAGCTCGCACCTGTCATCATGCTTCTCGGGCAGGCAGACCTCAAGACCCTAGCCCTCGGGCTGGGTGCTGTTGCTGTCGCACTCGGCATATTCATCGTTGCCGGTGCAGCCGCTATGTACGTCGGTCCAGGCCTCATCGTCCTTGGCGGCGCGATCTTGATGATCGGTGGCGCGATGCTTCTCGCAGGTGTCGGCTTCGCAGCCTTCGCCGCAGGGTTCGCAACGCTCGTCGCTATCGGTACGGCTGGGTTCGCGGTCTTGGTCGTGGGCTTCACTGGACTCCTGAACCTGATCCCTCTGTTCGCGCAGCAGGTCGGGTTGGGAATCATCGCCATCGCGGTGGTCATCTCCAATTCCGGACCGAGGATCATCGACGCGATCACGACCGTGCTCATATCGTTCCTGGCTGCTATCGAGCGTGCTATTCCGCAGTTCGTCTCAACCATGACCACCCTGATCATGAAACTCATCGAGGCGGTAACGACCCTGATCCCGGTGCTCGCCTCTCGAGGTGCCACCATGATCCTGAGTCTGTTAACCGTGATCCAGGCCTATGTTCCGCAGTTCGCCCGAAAGGCGACTGACCTTATGCTCGCCTTCATCAACGCCATCGCGGCCAATGTGCCGCGACTGGTGGACGGCGGCATGAGGGCTGTGATCGAGCTGATCAACGGCGTTGCCAACTCCATCCGTGGAAACTCCTCGCAGCTCCATGCTGCCGGCCGCAACCTTGCTTCCGCAATCGTGGAGGGCATGGTCGGTGGAATCACGGGCGGGCTGTCTGCTGTGACTGGCGCTGCGAGGCGCTTGGCGAGCTCGGCTCTGGACGCGGCAAAGGGCGCTCTTGGCATTCGCTCTCCTTCAAGGGAGTTCGCCAAGGTCGGCAATTTCTCGGTCAAGGGCCTTGCCAAGGGGCTGAAGGACTCCTCCGGTGTCGCCGAGCGTGCTTCGGAGCAGGTCGGCCACGGAACGATCGAAGCGATGAGGAAGACCCTCGAGGGTCTCTCCGATGCTGTTGGTTCACACATCGATGTCGACCCCACGATTCGCCCGGTTCTGGACCTGACTCAGGTTCAGGCCGATGCAGTCAAAATGGGAGCTCTTTTCGGAGGGCAAGACATCAAGGTGGGCTCGGCATTCCGAAACGCAAAGATTGCCGCGGCGGATTACTCCGCAAACCGAAATGCACAGGAGGAAATGACCCTGGCAGGCGTCGGCGACAAGCTGACCTTCAACCAGTACAACTCCTCGCCGAAGGCTCTATCTGAGGCCACTATCTACCGGCAGACCAAGAACCAGATCTCGACAGCGAAGGGAGCTCTGAAGAACTAATGCTCAAACGCATTGAGGCAATTTCCGCTCAGGGCGCCCTCCTGAACCTCTCCCTGGAGGACTTGGACCGCGGATTCCTTCTAGAAAACGTGGAGGGACTCGATCCAGTGAAGGCGACGATCACCTCGTCATCCTTCGCACAGCTGGACGGATCCCAGTACCAGTCCTCCAGGCGGGAGGAACGGAACATCAAGCTGACGATCTCGCTGGAGCCTGACTACAGTGTGAACCAGTCGGTGCGCGATCTTCGCCGCCGTCTCTACAACTACTTCATGTCTAAGGCTCCAGTGGATCTTCGGTTCTACGACAGTGACGGAAGCGTCGCGTACATCTCAGGAAGGGTAGAGTCTTTCGAGACGAACCTCTTCAGCGCTGAGCCCGCTGTCGACATCTCCATCATCTGCTTCGACCCGGATTTCTACGATCCGACGCCGGTGCGCACGACGGGGAACACCGTGTCCAACATGGATGCGATCCAGATCTCTTATGACGGCTCGGTCGAGACTGGCGTTGTGTTCAGTCTCTCGGTCAACAGAGCAATGACGGCCTTCACGATCTACCATGCAGACCCTTCTGGCGCTCTGCGTCAGCTGGACTTCGCTGGGACGCTCCAGGCCGGCGACGTTCTGACGATCAGCACTGTGCAAGGCGACAAGTACGTGCGGCTCTTTCGAGCGGGCGTGCTGACGTCCTTCCTCTACGGTGTGAGCCCGCAGTCAGCATGGCTGGAACTCCAGCCCGGTGACAACTTCATCCGTGTGTACGCCACGGGTGCGGGTGTCCCCTTCACCATCGACCACATCCAGAAATACGGAGGCTTGTAATGGAGGTGTACGTTCTCGATAGTCTCCTCCGTCGGAGCGAGGTAATCGATCGCTTCGAGTCGCTCATTTGGACTGAGCGCTGGGCGAGCTGGGGCGATTTCGAACTCGCCATCCGCTCCACCTACGGGAGTCGTGGTCTTCTTCGGAAGGGCACTCAGCTCGCGATGAACCAGTCCGACCGAGTGATGACGGTGGAGACTATCGAGGACGGCACCGACTCCGAAGGCAAGTCGATCCTCAAGGTCAAGGGTCGGTCAATCGAGTCCATATTTGAGGACCGCGGGGCCAAGGCGTCCCACTCCGACCTCACAACTGAGCCGACCTGGGACATCACCAACACTCCAGCGGCCATCATGCGCAAGATCGTTCACGATATTTGCGTCACCGGCGTGCTGAGCGTCTACGACAAGATCCCGTTCATCGTGGAGGCTCGTCAGCCGTCGCTTCCTGCCGACACCATCCTCGAGCCTCCAGACCCGATCATGGTCAAGCTTGAGCCTCAGACGGTCTATAAGGCCATCACGAACGTGGCCAACACCTGGGAACTTGGATTCCGACTCCTTCGCAACGGCGATGCGGCACAGCTGTACTTCGATGTGTACGCCGGCAGCGATCGGACCTCGTCTCAGACGACCCGTCCGCCTGTCATATTTGCGCCGGAGCTGGACAACCTGACGGACACCACTGAGCTGATCTCAATCGAGGGCGCCAAGAACGTGGCCTACGTCTACTCGAAGAACGGATTCCAGGAAGTCATTCCTGCGGCCGTTCCCATCGACACCGACGGCTTCGAACGGCGCATCCTCATCGTGAACGCCAACGACATCGAGCTTGAAGCTGGTTCGGAGCTGGACTCAGCGCTTATTCAGAGAGGCAAGGAAGCGCTGGCCGAGCACCGTGAGATCCAGGCTCTTGATGGAGAGATCCGTCAGAACAGTCAGTACAAGTACAACGTGGACTACTACCTTGGCGACCTTGTCGAGATGCGTAATGTGGATGGCATCGCCAACCAGATGCGTGTGACGGAGCAGATCTTCGTCTCTGACAAGGAAGGCGAGCGTACTTACCCCACGTTGGCCATCAACCAGTTCGTCAGCACGGGTTCTTGGTTGTCGTTTGCTCCGGGCCTGTCCTGGATCGACTACGACGCCGACACGACCACTGTTTGGGCGACACTACCGTAGCGAAGGAGGTAAGACATGGCGGTTGGAAACGCTGCTTCGGCAGCCGGATACGCCACAGTCCCGGAGACGGGAGAGGAAGGCCGAGTTCGTTGGGGTTCCCGCGAGATCAACCGAACACGCGACTACATCGCTGCCGTCAAGGCGCTCATCCCGGGCAGCAAGACAGCATATCGTGAGGCCGCGGGGATCTCATCGGGTACGGCCAACCCCACTGGCGGCAGTGACGGCGATATCTACTTCAAGATCCTGCCGTAGGCGGTGACATGACCGACTACACAATGGCCACTGGTTCCACTGGAACCATGATGATCCGTGACACTGGGACCGACGTCGAGTTCTGGCTGAAGGCCGGCCCAAGCACCTACAACTACCAGCTCCCGTGGCAGTACACCGTCAACGGTGTTAACTCAGGGCCACTCCAGTTCCGCTTCGTGTCGGGTGGCGCGTGGCAGCTGCTTGGCCGATGGAATGTCACTACCGACCAGACGGTCACATTCTACCTGGGCCGCTCGGGGACAAGTGGTATTGGTGGTCCGACTTCGTTCAGCGTCGCCATCGGCCGAACGAGCGCTCCCGGAACTCCGGGCCCCTGGAGTATCCAGCAGATCGCTGACACGTGGGTCCAAGGCTTCACGAACCACATGCCCAACGGTGGAATCGCCATCAACCAAGTCCAGGTTCGCTACCAAGAGCTCGGCGCTTCGTCGTCGGCATATTTCGACCCTGGTACGGACGGTTCCGGCATCCTCGCAGGTCTCCTCAGAGGGAAGACCTACTACTTCTGGGTCCGTACGCACAACGCCAAGGGCTGGTCTGGATGGTCGTCCAGGACGCAGGCGACAACCCACGACTCCCCTCCGGCTCCTACGACTCCAGCCCTGAGTGAGATCAAGCAGACCTCGCTCAAGGTGGCGTATTCCGGTAACGGAGATGGCGGGTCACCGAGCACAGCCTGGGAAACCGGGTATGGGACCGACCCCAACGCCCCGCAAACCATCGTCACGAGCCTCACCCATCCCCAGACGCTGACCGGCTTGTCCCCCGGGCAGGTCTACTATGTGTGGGGGCGCTTCCGGAACAAGTACGGTCCAGGCGCCTGGTCCGCTCGATCGACCGCCACTCTGCTCGAAGGAGCATGGGTGGATGTCGACGGCGTGAAGAAGCGCGCGGTCCCGTACGTCAGAGATGGTGGAGTCTGGAAGGTGGCCGAATCATGGACCAAGATCGAAGGCCTCTGGAAGGCGGGCTGATGAACCACGACAAATTCGACCAGATCGATCGATCGTCTCAGTCGTTCCGAGCGCTGGCTAGTCTCCTGGCGATTATGCAGTTCTCTGTCTTCATGATGGCCGCATATTCCATGCTTCTCGGAATGCTCATCATCGTCGGAGGCCCAAGCCTATTCTCAGCAATCGGCGACAAGGCTGCGCTATACCTCACTGGAGGCCCGGCTTCGTGGGGCATTGTTCTGCTTGTGGCTGGGATGCTGGCATTTTTCGGGCTCAAGAACCGGCAGTACATGGTCGGAGTCTGGGGGATGTTCATCTCAGGAACATGGTGCTTCGCCTTTGGCGGTGCTCTCCTGATCAGCTCGATCCAGGACCTCAACTCGGACCTCACCGCCGTGGTTGCCTTCAGCAAGGACGGCGTGTTGTTCATCATGATGGCTATGGCCCAACGAATACTGGCACGTGTCCCTACGAAACGAGAGGAGGAGGTTCGTGGTGGTCAACGCTGAAACAGTGTCCGCAGTCGTAGGAGCCGTAGGCCTCTCAACGATCGTTGCCGCTGCAATCAACGCCATCTCCAATCGCAAGAAGACCGGAGCTGACGCGACGAAGGTGATCACAGACGCCGCTCTCGGCGTGGTCACGCAGCTGCAATCCAGGATCAAGGACCTCCTTGGTGAGGTCCAGGAGCTCCAGCGTCGTGAGGACGAACGCGATCGTCGTGAAGCCGCCGCGCGCCGTGCACTCATCCGACACCACCAGTGGGACGTCATGCTTGTCTCTATCATCAACGAGAGCCTGCCGGGCCACCAGAGCCTCCTCCCACCACCGCCTCTCTTCCACGAGGACGATTGGCTGCCCGACCCAACAGAGAAGGATCCAATGTCATGACCGAGCAGAACATCGAAGAGCCCGAGTACCAGCCCGAGCACGCGGCCCCCTCCAAGGACCCGATCGCCGTCAGCAACAGCGTCTACGACAAGATGAAGAGCTTCGTCCAGCTCGTCGGCCCTGCCATCGTCACGTTCTACCTCTTCGCGGGCCATGCCTATGAGTGGCCGAACGTCGAGGTGAACGCCGGCGTCGGAACCGCAGCCCTGGCCATGCTCGGTGTGGTCGTGACCTGGCTGTCGGCCAACTTCCGCAAGTCGGATGCCCGCTTCGACGGTGAGATCCACATCACCGAGGACGAAGACAGCGTGAAGCGGGCCGCTCTGGTACTCAAGAACTACGTCGATCCTTCCGACGTAGTCAACCAGAGCGAGGTCACCTTCAAGGTCAACCCTCCGAGGTAGGGGTCAGCAAACTCTGCTGAAGCCTTCAAAATGGGAGTGAAATGACGCGCTAGCTTGCTCGCGTGAAAATCTCACCCTGTAATGAAACCCCCTACGAAAGGAAACCGCATGTTCGACCGGAAGCTTTCCTCAGCCAAGAGCGAGCTCGAAGTCGTACGGACCAAACTCATCGCACAACTGGAGAACCACACTGGTGACTCCGACGAATACAAGAGATCATGCACCACGTGGAGACACTCAGCAACCTCATCGACGCAACTCGACCGAAGCAGCTGGACGTCAACACCGTGGCCGTGATCCTTGGAAACGTCGGCATCGCCGGAATGGTCCTCTGGCACGAGCGTGACAACGTCCTCACGACCAAGATCTTCCCCTTCCTGGGCAAGCCAAAGGGATGACCTGCTGACCCGAAGTCAGAGGCATTCAAGAGTAGAGGGCGCGAAAGAGATTAAAACCTCAATCGCGCCCTCTACTTTTGTCACGGGCTCTTAAAATTGTCTGCCAAAATTTCCCCGGAAGGTTGTTTGGACAAGACCTCGCAGAAAAAACACAGCCCATAATGAACCCATCAATCGAAAGGAACACCTATGTTCAAGTTCAAGGAAGCCGACCCCACCCGCCGGACCCCCGTGTACTTGCAGAACCACACCAAAGAGAATCTCGTCTGGCAGCTCCAGCTGGGCGTCGTGATGCTCGTTGGCCTGTGGGTCTCCGCGTATTCGGAGACCAAGTGGGAGGACCGTCAGCGACGCCTCAACAAGAACCGCCTGGACCTCGACTGATCCACCAAGCTTAGAACCCCTAACCCGGGTTCTAGGTTTGTCTACACCTTTCGCAGGAAAAACGAGGACTATAATGAGGAGAACCCACCTACGAAAGGAACAACCAATGTTGAAGACCATCGGCAAGATCCTGAAGTTCATCGTGATCGCCTACATCGCTCTATTTGCAGTGATGCTCGGCATGATCATGATGACCAACGCGATGCTTGCCACGCTCTGATACCTGGCTGCCCCCCGCAGTAACACGTCCCCCTCAAAGCCTAGAGCCACTAACCCGGGCTCTAGGTTTCTGTCTCGCAGAAAAAACTGAGCTCGTAATGAAGTAATCACCCCCTACGAAAGGAAACCCTCATGGACAAC